ACGCCATAGTCGGCCAGTACATCGAGCTTTTCTCCGTTGTAGGCAAACACCTTTGCATCAGTGCCAATCAGTAACGCGCCGTCATGCGGGGCCAACATCTCGACCTTGCCCGGCACAATGATGTAGTTCGAGTGCAAACTGAACAAGTGAAAGCCCAAAGCCTCACTAAACCAAACGACTGTCTGATTTGCAGCGGACATATAGCCCGAGGCATACATGCGCCCGCGCCACGCCTGAATCACGTCAACACCGAATGGCAGTGGATCCAGAAAGTTGTTCAGCAGGTCGCGTCCGAGCGTATCGGGTGAAGCATTGAAGGTGAACGCCGTTGACGTTGCACGGCCAGCAAGCTGAAACACATCCGAGTTTGCCGGGGTGATGTAGATGTTGTTGCCGACGGTCAATCCGCTGATCTGTAGAGCTTGGCCTTCAGTCAGGGATATTTCAGCCGATTCCCATGCGCCTGTTTCTCGTCCATCGGGCAGAATTGCCGTGCAGCGCACCTGGTAGAACCCTGCTGGCATCGTGCCGGTGACAGCCGAAACACTTGGCGCGTTTGGTGCAGTCCAGCGCCACGGGATGACTGAGTTATCGGGCAAGATGATGCCTGAATCGGTGCCATTGCTATAGAACACCTGTTCGTTCACTTCGCACCAGTGCATCGGGTCATCTTCGGTGATTGACGCAAGCACGGTTCCTGTAAAGTCCTGAATGCTGTTGGCAGTGGCCAAGTACAAGCGGCTGAAGTCGAGCGTGCTGTAGGCACTGGTGAATGCGCCAGAACGATTCAAGGCATATCCGTCACGCTTTGAGATTGCACCGGTGTCTGTGATGTTGACATTGGTTGCTTGCACCAGCCAGCGCATACCCAACCGCATAGTGTCGGATGTGTTTTGCAAGCCTTGAAAGGAGTTGATGGACTGCATACCAAGGATGGTAGGAATAGCAGTCGCATAACGCAAACCTTAGTGGGGGTGCCTGATCACCAAACCATTGACACCACTGGGGGGCGCTTGTCTCGCTGCTTACGCCTGACATTGGCATCAATGCGCTGGCCGAACGATGCAGTGAAAATACCCTCATACTCAGCGGCACGCGCCTTGTCGCTTGTCTCAGCATCCTGCTTGAGCAAAGCGCACCGATACACCCACGGCATCAACTGCATGTGAAAGCGTGAATGAATTTCAGGAGATGCGTCGGTGTCGTCTGTCGTCAAGTCAAGCAAAGGTGTTCGATAGACCGTCATGGCTACCGAGTAAACATCGTCTGGCGTTGGAACAAGTCGAATCTTTGTCTCGCCTTCGGCCATGTAGAAGTTCGGATTGCCAGTTTTCGTCTCCCAGTTTCGCATCACTTGGTCTAGATACTCAACACTGGTTTCAAACAGTGGGTATCCATCAACCGTAACGCGCTTAATTCGATGAACAGATTGGTGCAATGGATAGCTTGCCGTGTTGGATACTGTCGAAAATGCACATACAGCAGCAGTCGTTCTATCCTCAATCAAGCTCGCACGGGTGCAAGCCTCATTTACTGCATCAGTCAGGTACAGGCAAATCTCGTCATCGCTCCACAAGTACGGAAGCTCCGCATCCTGTAGAACCCGACGAAACTCGGCAATAAGCTGCTCGACAATCACAGTTCAGCCTTCAGTAATTCATCAGTCAGAACCTCGAACTCAGCGCGGGTGGTATGAATACCGGTAAGCTCATTGAGCCGGGCCAGCTTGGGCGTGCCGTTGGCATTGAAATCAACCGGGTTCTTGTCGGCCAACATCTTGATGAACGTGTCACGGATAACCTGCTTGGGGTTGTAGCCTCCGCCCGGTACTTGCGGTACAGGGATTTGTGCGCCATCCGGCAAGCACCAGAGCATGGTCGCCTGCTTGTGAAAAATCGCATCAATGTCGGTTCCGTCTGGCGTAACAATACAAGAGTGGCCTGAAACCAATCCAACATGAACATTCTGCCCGGTGGTAGATTTGAAAATCATTGTTTTTCCTTATGTCAAAAACCCTGCGGAGATCAGGCCGCAGGGACAAATGGCAATTGCTTGCCACACCACACACAAAATTAGTCTTGGGTGAACTCGGAGCGACCCTTGATGTAATAGGTCACTTCAAGGCGCAACTTGCCGGTGGTCGGGGTGCCGCCACCAGAAGTCCAAGTGATTTTGATATTTGGCTGGGTTGCCGTAACCGTGAAGCCAGTAGGAACAAGCGCCGTGCGGGTTGCATTCGTGACGATACTGGTGCTTCCGAGGTAACGATTAGCAGTCGTCACGTCGCCAATAACAGCAACGTCAGAAGACGTACTGTTCCAGGCTTCGGTAGTCAGCAAGTGACCGGTAAGAACTACGGCATTGGTAGGCAATGCAATTGCATCAAACGCTACAGCAGATGTCAGGTCGGCCAGGTTGATGTCAACATACGCCGTGATTGGGCATTGGCGAGCGGGGTTTTTAGTGATAGCCATGATGGCTCCTTAAATTTGTGAAATGGGATAGTGCTTCCAGCAGGGGCCGAAGCCCCCGTTGGTTATGCTAAGTACGTGTCGATGCACAAAACTCCAAAATCTTCAGGAGTTTTGTCGTAGTTGCTGTAGAACCGTGGGCGCAAAAATCCCAGCATCTTGTCAACATTAATGCCGTTTTGCGAGTCATACTGGAACTGCTTTTCGCTCCATTCTGGCGTTCCCAAATCAGCCATACCCAACGCCTGAGCGCCGCAGAATAGAGAGCGGGTGCCATTGACGGCATTGCCAGAACCCCATTTTGTCGTGGCACCCTTGGTTGAGTAAACCAAGCGGTGCTCGTGAATCACCACGCCATCGACCAGCACAGTACCACCAGTAAACCACGGGCTGTCCATGCCCTGCTTGGTCGCCACCGCCTGCACCGCACGCTGGTAATCGGCATCCATCTTGAGTGCAGCGAGCGTACCCGGCTGCACGAACATGACGTAATACTCTTTGCCACCGGAGCTGAGGGGCTTGATGTAATGCTCTTTGGCGTAGCTTTGGGCCTGCACAATCATCTTGTAGTTAGGTACATAGGTACTTGCAATGCTGCCGGTGCTCGATGTAGCCAAAGCAGAGCCATCCCACATCAACCAACGCTTAGAGCTTGGTTGTACAACATCAGCCGCGAACGACAGATTGGGGAACGGGCTACCAACACGGGTTTCGCCATTCGTCTTGTATGCGTAGCTGATACCAGACATCGTGAGAAATGCCAGTTCATCAATCCGGTTTGCAAGCCAGTAGGCCAAACGCTCTTTAGCGAACTCACGGAAGTTGATGACCGTCTTTTGATCAGACATCTTGCCTTTGTTGCGTACACCGTGGCTGATCAAGTCGATGTTGATCGTCTGGTTGTACGCTTGCATGGCTTCTTCATTTCCTTCGCGCTCGTTGTCTCCGATAACACCGTCACCTACCAAGTCGGCAACCAAGTGCATCACGACTTGCTCACCTTTTTCAGTTTTCGTCAAATCGGTAATGCGCTGAATAACAGCGTTGTCACCGGTTCCGATAAACTTTTTAATAAACATCTGGTCGCGTGCTGCGCTCCAAATATCTTTACTCCATACCTTTTTTTGGCTTGAATTCAATGCCGCGAAATTTGTTTGTGCCATGACAGGCTCCTATATAAATTGAAAAACGTATCTACTTGCGGCAATACGCTGCCAATTCGCGGAGTCATGGCTTTAGGCCGTCACGGGGGCCAGATTGTTTTACGTCGCTATCCTTTGACGAAATTCACCGCTTGATACTGATATGGGTGGTGAATCCATATCAGAACCGTCAAACTGTTCATCATCCATACTCTCAACATCGACGCGGGCTGCTGTAGTCCGGTTGCCAATGCCTTGAGTTAATGAAGGGGGCTGGCGAATCGAATCATCAGCACCACGCTTAATTGCGTCACGACTGCGAGTATCAATGTGGTTAGCAGCACTTGTCGAGACCTTAGTGGGGGTGTCATCCGTTTGAAACCGTGGCGCAATGGCATTTACAGCATTGCGCAGGGCAATATGGGCTTGAACACCACGGGCAATATCAGCATCACGCGCATCAATAATCAGCTTGAGTGCCAGTGCGCCCTCTTTGGTATCGAGGTACGGGTACGACTCCATTGCTGCCGCTGATTCGGCTTGCAACGCATTCGCGGCCTGTCGCTGCGTCATGCTGCTTTCCATGTCGTACATGGCCTGCTGGCGCAAGTTAGCGTTAATCTCGCGCCGGATTGACTTGGCAAGCGAAGCGTCACCGTCCAGCATGGCATCAATGTAGGCTTGCTCTTTGGCATCCTCGTCGAATGCCGGTGCGGCCTGCTGAGCCTGCTGAGCCGTAGTGCGAAGTCGTTCAATCTCTTGATGCGCTTCCTCAAGTTGTTGTTGGTATTCCTTCTTTGCCTCATTCACTTCGTCAAAGCGAGCCTTCGGGATACCGCCCGGCTTTGTAGCGTGCTCAGGCTCGACCGCTGGCTTGTTTTCTTCAACAAGCTCTTTCAGCGCATCAGGCGACAGTTCAGGCTCAATAACGTCCCCGCGATCTTCGGGTTTGTTTGTTTCTGTTGCCTGCTCTGGCACTCCGTCGATTACCTCTTCGAGCGCATTGTCTGCATATTCGGTTGTCATGGTGTTGTTTCCTTTGTGGTGGTTGGGATTAAATACTTAGCAATCTTTGGATTTTTTCTCAATTCTTCCAAAATTTCTATTGCTTTAATTTCTATATGTTTTTTTTGTTCTGGTGTGTAGTCACTAAAAACAGTCATACAGCGTATTGGTGCTGTCGCAATCATGTGGTGGCTTCTTGTGTGGTGGTTGGCAACCGTCTTGATAGAGATGAGTAAATAAGCCTGTCAACTAATTCATCTTGAAACTTATTCACTTTATCGAAATAAGATTCGTGGCTTCAATCATCCACAGCACTCATACTGGCTTTTTTTGTTCTAACTGCCAGCACAAATGGCGGAAGCTCGTTCTCGTCATAAAATTCACGTTTATTCAATTCATACTCTAATGAATATACTGCGCTCTTGAATAGCTTTAGCATTTCTTGTATTGTGAATTTTTCGCCGCCTTCATGGTCATCACCTACTATTTCTATAGTGTATGCAAGTTTAATTTTCATGAGAGACTTTCAAACAAGAATCAGTACCAAAGGGTATCTGAAACAATGTGTCATGCTTACCGTTTGGCTTGCAAATCACCTTGTTTTCATCGCAAAAATACAATTTGTTTACCTCGCTTAACTCTATGTTTTTCTTTGCGTATCCTATTGCATAGAATATTTGCTGTTTTGACGATTCTTCTGCTCCGTAAATATAAAATTCAGGCTTTGTCATTTGTGTGGTGGTTGGTTTAGTTAATCATCCTTCTCGCCACGCTCAACCTCTGGGTCGAGGTTTTCGAGTGTGGCGATTTGCTCTTGAAATCGCGGCGAATGCCGGTAGGTAGCGTCATGATGTTTCCTTTGTTTGTTTGGTTATTCGCCAATGTCGCCCGGCACCATTCCATCTTGCCTTGCTGTTTCAATGCCATCCATCATCCCGACACCCGGCCCTGGTGGCATCGGTGGCGGTGACATTGGATTGGGGTTGCCTTGCGGTGGAATTGGCATCATTGGCTGCTGCTGCATACCCTGCGGCACCTGCGGCACCTGCGGCACGATAGGCGCGGCATCTCGGTCGATGTACCCTGCGCTGCGCAGTAGCGAGTCAGCGAGCCCGCTCGTCATTGGTGTGGCCGCTATCACCCCAGCGGTTTGAATTGCGCTGTACTGCGCTTTGACTGCTGTCTCAGTGGCCTGAGCCTCAAGCAGCTTGGTGCGTGTTGCCACCTCTTGCGCTTGTGCGCCCATGAGTGCCACCTTGGCATCAATCGTCGGGTCTGGCGGTGGCCCTGCCTGCTGCGCTTGTTCGGTAAGCGTTTGTGCAATGTCGTGCTTGTCAGTCAAGTTGCTGTAGCGAATCATCACGGCATCCGGTATCGCAACACCCGCCTTGCGCATCTCAAGCGCCTGTGTGAATTGGCTGTTCTCGAAAGTTATCTGCATCGGCTGCTCGGTGATCACAACATCGTATTCACCGATAGTGATGTCATTCCAGTAGCTTCCGTCAGGCATGGGCTTGTTAATCTCTACCGTCGCGTCCACTTCCTTGCCGGTCAGCGGGTCAGTCTCAGTGATGCGAAACACGCGATGACTGTCGTAGTACCGCTGCACCAGTTTGACGAGGCGCTTGGCCAGCAGTTGACGGGTGTAGGCGAGGTTATCAAGCGGCACGGCCAATTGCTGCTGGCTGGCGAACTGGCGCGACTGAATCGCTACGCCTGAGATTTCTTGCCCCTGGTTTCCGCGCATGGCATCCGGCACGGTTACATCTTTGAGCGCATTGGTAGCCCGGTCAATCAGACGGTCAACGCCTGTTGGCACGGCATTGGGCTGAATCTTGGCCGGCGGCTGTGAACCTGGTTTGTACTCAATGACAA